GCTCTTTATGTAAATGTAGAAGCAGAACATGAAGCTAGATTAGATAAAGATGACATTAGAAATTTAAGACGATTAGGAGCCACACTTTTTTATAGATAACACAAAATAATGAACCCCTACACTGACAAAAATACAACAAGAACATTTTCTAAAGACGTAGATAAAATGTCTTTAATATGGCATAAAGACCAAGAAGACAGAACAGTAACAGTATTAGAAGGCAAAGGATGGCAATTTCAAAGAGACAACGAATTACCTTTGGCATTTGAAGAAGGGGTTCGTATATTTATACCTAAGCATCAAATCCATAGAGTAATAAAAGGTTCTACGGATTTAAAACTTAAAATAGAAAAAAATGTGTAATTGTGAAATATGTAGCTGTGGTTCATCATGTAACTGCGATTGTTGCGAATGTTAAGCGCATATAAACGAATATTCTTATATAACCACATACTTATATAAAAAATAAAATAAAGCACTGTAAACAACAAAAAAATGGAAAAAGAATTTAACTTAGGATCATATTTTAAAAAACAATATCTTGAAGAAATTAAGTTTAGACCAAACACAGGTTTAGCACAAATTAAAGATCAAGGAGAAGTAGATGGTGCAGATGCAATAACAAAAGAATTAAGGCAATATAATCTTAAAAATGTACCTGATATGGATGCATATGCTGATGGTTTTGTAAAAGGTGCTGCTAATAAAGCAATGTTTTATAAAGATAAATTAGACCAAGCAATTAGAGGTGGTGGAGATGAAGAATCACTTATGGGGTTAGTTGGTTTAAAAGAAGACTTAGGTGGTGATATTAGTATTGAACCCGCAATGGAAAATATGTTAAGTAGTGCTATTGATATTTTCGAAGCAGCAACTGATTTAGATGGATTTGGAGAAGAATTTGATGAAGAAGACATCTTAGAAATGATAACATTAAAAATAAGACAAGCAATAGGACCTAGAATGGGTTAAAAATATTAAAAATTAAAAAATGGAAGCATCAATAAAAGCAACAATAGACGATTTAAACCAATACCTACAAGGTAATGTAACAGCACAGGGTTTAATAATTACTCTTGAAGATTTACTAAACTTTATAAAAGACTCAGAAGGCATTTCTGAAAATAAAGAATTTGATTACAAAAAATATATATCTGAAAATAAATTAACAAAGTAATAACATACAGACTGATTCATAGCCAGTCGCTTTAAAAAAATAATTAGACAGTTGTGGCGTCTCCTTTGGAGGCGCCACTCTTTTTTCGTATATTAACCCAAAAAACTCAAATATAAATGGAAGTAACAGTAATGGTAGGAGCAGGAGTAGCAAACATAAACGCAGCTACTAAGCTTATAGATAACGGATACAAAGGTAAAATCAAAATTATTGATATGGGTAAAGACCCACATGATAGATTACCTGAAGAAGTAATGACTGGAATGTTAGGTGCAGGAGGATGGTCAGATGGTAAATTAACTTACCACACAGAAGTAGGAGGTCAATTATCAAAATATTGTGGAGAAGAAAAAGCAATGGAATTGATGGATCAAGTCATTGATAATTTTAAACGTTTTCACCCTAAACCAGAAGCTGTACAATGTTCTGATCCTCAAGCAGAACCAGAATTTATAAAACCGTATTTTGGATTAAAATTGTTCCCTGTATGGCACGTAGGTACAGATTATTTACATGAAATAGGTAAAAATTGGTACCAATACCTAGTTGATAATGGTGTTGAATTTTATTGGCAGTGGAGAGTAACTAAAATTGATTTTAAAACTAAACACATTGACATGACATCTGAACAATATCCACAATCAGATGATGATTGGATATTTTTTGATAAACTAATATTTGGTGTAGGCAAATCAGGTATTGATTTTGGTAAACAATTAGCTGAAAAATATAAACTAAAAACAGAACCTAAAGCAGTTCAAATAGGAGTACGATTTGAAGCACCACAAAAATATTTTCAAAAACTAATTGATATTTCATATGATTTTAAATTATATAGAAAATTTGAAGATAAAGGTGTTTCATTAAGATCATTTTGTACTAATAACAATGCAGCTTATGTAGCAGCAGAACACACATATGGAGATTATAGTTACAACGGTCATGCCAAAAAAGATGAAGCGTATAGAAATGATATGACCAATTTTGGTATATTAATGGAAATTAGAGGTATAGATAAACCATTTGATTGGTCTAGGGATGCAGTTAAAAAACTACAAAAAGATGGTAAAGGAACATTTTATTCACCTAACTCAAACAGAGTACCATCTAAAACATCAGAAGGTGATTATGTAAAAGTAGAAGTAGTTCCTAGTATGGATTCACTATATGATGCATTAGGTGACTATGCTTTATACATTGAAGATTTTATTGAAGATATGAAAAAAGTATTTCCAACATTAGGTAATGATTGGGGAATATACATGCCTGAAGTAAAATATCTAAGCCCAGAACCATTAGTAAATTATGATGATTTAAGTTTAGAAGATTACCCAGATATACACTTTGTAGGGGATGCTTTAAGTGCTAGAGGTATTACAGTATCAGGTGCACAAGGTACATATGTAGCAGAAAGCATATTAAAACCTAAAGCTGTAGAATATGATGAATATTTTGAAGGTAATTTGTTTTCCTAATAAATTTTTCGTATATTTACCCAAAAAAATAAAATAAGTTATGGCAAGAAAAAGAAAAGAAGGTTATTTTTGTGAGACAAAAACAGTTACCGTTGAAGATTTTGAATATGATTTAATTAGATTTGAAGGTGATGAAAATTGGAAAATACATAATTGGGAAGGTCCCGCAGTAAGATCATTAGATGGTGTTAGAAAAAAAGCAAAATATTTTATGTATGGTATAGAATATGATAAAGAAGAATTTTCTGAATCTGTAAAGGAAAGAGAAGGTCTTCCTTGGTATAAAAACCCAGCCATGAAAGGGGTTGAAAGATTTTAATATGAAAATAGGATTTTGTGGTACAATGAGTGTAGGTAAAACTACACTCGTTAATGCCTTAAAAGAATTAGAGGAATTTAAAGATTACAATTTTAGAACAGAACGTTCTAAACATTTAATGTCATTAGGTATTCCTTTAAACACAGACTCTACATTAAAGGGTCAAACAGTATTTTTATCTGAACGTTCTGTTGAACTAATGCAAGATAACATTATAACAGATAGGACTGTTATAGATGTTATGGCATTTGCTAATTGTTCTAAATCAATGTATCGTGCTGATAAAGAAAGTTTTGAAGAATTAGCATGTAAATTATTAGGTGAATACGATTATATATTTTATGTTTCACCTGAAGGTGTAGATATAGAAGATAATGGTGTTAGAGAAACAGATGCTGAATATAGAGATTTAATAGATTTTACTATTAAGATGTTTTTGGATAGGTATCACCATAGAATAGAAAACTTAATTAAAATTAAAGGTACTACAAAAGAACGTATCAAAACTATACGAGAGACACTTTCCCCACAATATGTATAATAAATATTTAGACGAAATGAAAAAATCTGACCTTAAAGAAGCAATTAAATCCGAAATTAAAAGTATTCTAACAGAAGCTGTTGGTGAAAAATTGGATGACAACAGTTCAAAAGCTGACGAACTCAGTACTAAAATAGATGATATTGAGGGTAAATTAGAAGAAGAAGAGTTAAAAGAAGCACTAAACCCTGAAGTAGTAAGTGCAGTAAATAGGCTTATTAAGGGGATGGCTAAAAAATATGGTTATGAGGAAAAAGATGCTGTATTTGCTATTCAAGCAGCATTAAAGCAAAGAGAATTTGATAATCCTACATTTGCTGATATAAGAGAAGAAGAAGAACCAACAGCAGCTGATGTAAAAAAAGAAAAATCAATAGCTAAAGAAAAAGCAGATGCTTTAAAAACAAAAGAAAAAATTGATAAAATTAAGAAAGATCTTAAGAAAAACAAGTCTGAACTTCTAAAAATATCAAAAATTGACAGAAAAGAAAGAACAAAAGCTGAGCAGTCATTATTTGATAGTATGGTAGATAAGACTAAAGAATTAAAGAAACTTGAAAAAAGCCTTTAGAAATATACAATCTATAATAATAGTTGTATTACTTATCATTATATTTTTTCTAAGAGAATGTCAAGGAACTAAAAGCACATCTCCAACAGAAGAAGGCACAATAGTAAAAATAGAAACTAAGTATGATACTATTGTAGAAACCATTGAAACTTATGTTCCAGAATATGTAACAGAAGTAAAATGGAGAACTAGAACTATTCATGATACTATAGAAGTACATGATACTATTCCCATAGATACACTATCTATACTAGAAGATTATTTTAAAGCATACGCATACACAGACACATTAGCAAAAGACAGTGTTACATTTATCATAAATGATACTATAACACAAAATAAAATAGTATCAAGAGGAATAAAATATTCTTTAGTTTACCCCACAACAATAATTTCAAAAGAAAGTGCAGTAAACAAAAGAGAGTTATATATTGGGGCTGGATTAGGAATATCATCAGGTCAATTTGATAATATAGGAACTGAATTAATATTAAAAACTAAAAAACATACTATGTATGGTATTGGAGTAGGTTTAACAGTAAATGAATTTAGTATAGCTCCTGTTTTTTCAGGAAAAATGTATTGGAAAATTAAAATGCCAAAAATAAAAAAACCTACTATTACTGATTTAATAGACCCAACAATTGAATGAGCGACATCAAAAAAATAATAAGACAAGAATATCTAAAATGTGCTTCAGACCCTGTACATTTTATGAAAAAATATTGTTTCATTCAACACCCTCAAAGAGGTAGAGTTATATTTAATCTATACCCATTTCAAGAAAGAGTATTAAATTTATTTAATGATAATCCTTACTCAGTTATTCTAAAATCTAGACAGTTAGGTATATCTACTTTATCTGCAGGTTATTCTTTATGGTTAATGTTATTCCATAAGGATAAAAATATTCTTTGTATAGCAACAAAACAAGAAACTGCTCGTAATATGGTTACAAAGGTAAAATTCATGTTTGAAAATTTACCTTCATGGCTTAAAATTACAGCACCCGAAAATAACAAATTATCACTACGATTAGCAAATGGGTCTCAAATTAAAGCCACCTCAGCTGCCTCAGATGCAGGTAGATCAGAAGCAGTATCACTTCTAATAATAGATGAAGCGGCATTTATTGATAATATAGGTGAGATATGGGCTTCAGCTCAACAAACACTAGCTACTGGTGGTGGGGCGATAGTATTAAGTACTCCTTATGGTACTGGAAATTGGTTTCATAAAACATGGGTAGCAGCAGAAAATCAAGATAACGACTTTTTACCTATAAAACTTCCATGGTTTGTACACCCAGAAAGAGATCAAACTTGGAGAAATAGACAAGATGAATTGTTAGGTGATCCTAGAATGGCGGCACAAGAATGTGATTGTGATTTTAGTACTTCTGGTGATGTAGTGTTTTATGGAGAATGGATGGAATTCATTAAATCTACTACTATTAAAGACCCATCTGAAAGGAGAGGTGTTGATCAAAATTTATGGATATGGGAACCTGCTGATTATGCTAGAGAATATATGATAGTGGCTGATGTAGCTAGAGGTGATGGTAAAGATTTTTCTGCATGTCATGTAATGGATGTTCAAACTAATACTCAAGTAGCAGAATACAAAGGGCAAATGCCACCTAAGGAATTTGGATATTTTTTAACTGGTTTAGCTACTGAGTATAATAATGCTATGTTAGTAGTAGAAAATGCTTCAATAGGTTGGGCAACATTAGATGCAATTATAGAAAGGGGATATAGAAATTTATATCACTCTCCAAAATCAGAACAACTAACAGCACAATCTTATCTTAGGGTATATGAAGGTAATAGTGAAATGACTCCTGGCTTTACAATGTCAATGAGAACAAGACCACTTTGTATTAATAAAATGAGAGAATTTATTGGCGATAGAAGTGTAACTATACGTTCAAAACGACTACTAGAAGAAATGAAAGTATTCATTTGGCGTAATGGAAGACCAGAAGCTCAAAGAGGCTACAATGATGACTTGGTTATGTCATTTGGGATTGGTATGTTCCTACGTGATACGTCACTTAAATTCCAACAAGAAAGTGTAGACAGAGCTAGAGCCGCTTTAGGTGCAGTTAAGTCTAATAGTACAAGTTGGAGTGGAGGATATTCAGCTAATAGTGTTGAAAATCCGTATAATATGGATATAAATGGTAAAAATGAGAGTATAAAATGGCTCTTGTGATATTTATAAAAAAATAATAAAATGGCAGATAAAGGATTATTTCCCAGACTTAAAAGATTATTCTCTACAGACGTAGTGATTCGTAATGTAGGTGGTAACCAACTTAAAGTATTTGATGTAAATTCTATACAGAAAACAGGGAATTTAGAGACAAATGCTCTTATAGATAGATTTAATAGAGTTTATACTAACTCTTCTACTTCATTATATGGTGAACAAACCAACTTTAATTATCAATATTTAAGACCTTCACTGTACTCAGATTATGATGCCATGGATACAGATGCTATTATAGCTTCTGCCTTAGATATTGTAGCAGATGAATCCACTCTTAAAAATGATATGGGAGAAGTACTTCAAATAAAATCTGCTGATGAAGATATTCAAAAAATACTATATAATCTATTTTATGATGTATTAAATATAGAATTTAATCTATGGATGTGGATTAGAAATATGTGTAAATATGGTGATTTCTTTCTTAAACTAGAAATAGCAGAAAAATTTGGTGTATATAATGTTATACCTTACACTGCATTTCATATTGAAAGATTAGAAGGACAAGATAAAGAAAATCCTGCTGAAATAAAATACAGATTTGACCCACAAGGTGTAGCTGCATCTGATTATGGTTATTATAATGCACCTAATCAAGATAGTGGTAGAGGTATATTTT